GGAAGGATTGAGTCACTTTTATGGGGTTAAAGGTTAAAGTTTCGAAGCGCGCGCGCATCCATCCCGCGTACGCGCGCTTCGAAAAATAATCGAAAAGGAATCTTTTTAGTGGGTATGATAGCCGCGCGGGTATGCTTGCATGGGAGGAGTATTATTGTGGAAGAATGGCAAGTTAGAGTCATGGAAGAGCGTCAGGAATTGAATGATAGACTACAGCGTTTAGCAAAGTTCCTCAAGAGTAAAGAGGCGTTTGCCTTAAATCATATAGACTTTGCCCTTTTGTATTCACAAGAGTCAGCTATGCGGTCGTACTTAACCATCCTCAATCAACGTATTGATAGGTGGACCAATGCCTGATGACACAGACAATTACGACAAGATAACCAAGGCACTGGAACGCCTTGCTGATATACATGTCATGGTGGGCATTCCTGCTGCCAATGATCAGCGCAGTGATAAAGCACCAAGCAACGCAACATTAGGTTATATCCACGAGGTAGGTAGTCCAATCAACAACATCCCAGCGCGTCCATTCCTAGTACCTGGTGTCAGGTCATCTGAGCGTGAGTGGACAAAGTATATGGTGCAGGCTGGGCAGGCTGCCTTTCGTGGTGATGAAGGTGTACTTGATAGAGCATTGAATGCCGCAGGACAAACGGCTGTCACGGCAGTCAAGAAGACAATAGTTGCTGGCATTCCACCACCACTAAAGCCAGGCACCGTTGCAGCAAGGGCTAGGCATGCAGGTGATGCAGCCTTTAATCAGGCCTATAGGCAATGGCATGCCAATTATAGACCAGGCCATACAGAAGTAACATCAGGTGGTGTCACCCCATTGATAGATACTGCACAGCTAATAAACAGCATTACTTACGTGGTAAAGAAGCGTCCCGCACCACCTTAAACAACAACGTACACGCGCGCATATATACGCGCGCATGCACAAGTGGCCAAGTCCCCATTTTGCCTGTAAATAGGATCTAAAAGGCAAAGGCATGCCAATACACAATGTAGATGAAGCATTCGACCCTACCTTCTGGGATTACATCACTGTTGTCAGGCGTCAAGAGACTGTGAGCGGGCAAGGTCGCACGGTAATGAAGTTAGTAACTAGCCAGCAATTAGCAGTAGTGGTACCTGCATCACCAAATGATCTAAACAGATTGCCTGAAGCCGATATGATGAATAGAGCAATCACGATCTATACACCATACAGGCTACAAAGTTCATCTATTAATCATGTTACAGGTAGTCAAACTTTACCTGATCAGATTGTCTGGCACAATACCACGTTTATTGTGCGTATACTTGATGACTATTCAGGTTATGGGCGAGGTTGGATTCAAGCAACCGCTGTGTCTTACGACTCTATCCCTGCTCCTCCCATACCAGATCCTATAGGCAGTGCCTAAACAGTTCAGGCCTCTCAACTCACCCCCGAGGTGGTACCGCCGGAGATCAGTGGTGATGGGGCAATGCAAGTCCAACAGTTGGGTGGAAGGACTTGCTTCAAGTGGAACGTGACAGAAATGCGACAAGCCAGTAGTCAAGAGTCCACGGACTGGCACAGCTTTTCCAAGGGAGTACAATCATGCACAGTATCGTTCGTACGCGGATACAGCGCAATGCAGACTACCACGCTGCGGTAGCGGAACATTACGCTGCGCAACAAAAGAAGTCAACTAATGGCAATGGGCAGGGTGTACCCAATCCTGATGCACCACCTCCGCCTCCACAGGAGACTAGTGGTGGGCGTCGTCGGGGTTCAACACCTGTTGCTGCACCTGTACAGCACAACGGGCCTTCCTCTGAGGAATTGGCAAAACTAGTCGAGTCTCACTCAGGGGCTGCCAAGCAATTGTACAATGTGCTTGCCAATGATAAGCCACAGGCAATTCTCAAAGAACAAGCCAAGCCTGCTGTTGTTCGTCAGACTACTCCCATTAGGGGTTCAGGTGGGCTCAGGATCCACTAAATGCCTTTTGTCCCAGACAGTAGGCAGGCAGGGTATCTTGGCCCGGCGCCGACGCCTCAAGAGCCCGTTGATGATGCATGGGAGAATTTCTTGCATGACCTCGTCGCGGGCGTTACTGGTCTGCCACCTGATCTGGTCAGGCCTCGCTGGCAACCTGAGCCACCGAATATGCCAACTTTTGACACAAATTGGGTGGCGTTCGGTATCTCGGAAGTATTCTTAGACTTTGAACCTTGGATGGGTAATGACCCTCACGGGAACAATGGTCTAGGCCAAGTAATGCTTCAGGAGCATGAAGTAGATACAGTAATGTGCTCCTTTTACGGGCCTAATGCTGGACAATATGCCAGCTTTATGCGTCGTGGTTTGTATATCTGGCAGAATAGGGCTGTGCTGCGGGCTAATGGTTGTGGTCTTGTTGAAGTTACGAGTCTAAATCGCGCCCCGGAGCTGTATATGAACCAATGGGTCAATCGAATAGACACTAACATTATACTAAGGCGAGAGATCAGGTACAACTATAACGTTGCGACTATTATCGGTGCGCAGGTTAGCATTGAAGCAGAACCACCCTATAGCAAAAGGCACATCCATAGGGATGTTGAAGTTGGGTCTGAGACCCTATGGGATCATTATGCGCGCGGTAGTTTTACCTACTGGGATGATGGTAGAACAAAGTGGGATGTGGTTGAATGACCTCAGAAATAGATCCTACCGTACCAGAAGAGGGCAATGCCTTTACTAGGGATGTTCGCAACAACTTTACTGTTGCTCAGGAAGAGATTACTGATTTGCAGGAACAAGTTAACCTACAGGTTCAACAGATTGCTATTTTACAGGAACGGGTGACTATACTTGAGGCCCAGTTAACTGGGTTCATCACCAAAGATCCTCCAGAGGAGTAACTATCATGCAAGGCTTGAGCGTATCGCGCGTAGTCGACGTGGAGGTCAGCTTTGCGCCGATCGCCGCGCCTCTGTCTCGGTTCGATACCCTATTGATTATGGGAGATAGCCCCATTATTGATACGGGTGAAGCAATTCGGGAGTACAACACTATTGAAGAGGTCGCTGGTGACTTTACTAGCACGGCACCGGAGTTTCTAGCTGCGGAGCTGTTCTTTAGCCAGATCCCGCAGCCTACCACGCTGTTTATTGGTCGGTGGGCAAAGACACCAACTTCCGGTCGTTTGACAGGTGGGCCTATGCCTACCGAGGATCAGGATCCTCTGATTTGGCGTGCAATCAATAATGCTGGATTCCAGATCTCAGTTGATGGTGGGCCGCTTGTGGCTATTGTCAATATGGACTTCTCGCAGGTATCCAACCTCAATGGGGTTGCAACAAAGATCAATGCCGGCTTTGCTGCGGCAATGCCAACACCGATTATGGCAACTTGTACTTGGACTGGTCAAGAGTTCATCATTGACAGTCACACCACAGGCCCAACCTCTAATGTTAGCTTTTTGACCGCACCGCCGGGGGTGCCCCTGGCGACAGACATCTCGGCCATGATGCTGTGCACCGCAAGTACTGGAATGCGTAGTTCATCCGGTGTGGCCTTGGAGACACCAGTAGACGCCGTGATAAGGGTGGATGGTCGTGGGTGGTACGCTCTGATCTTTGCCACCACTACGCCGTTGATTGATCAAGACCATCACGCTATCTCTGGGTACATTGAAGCCGCAGCGGATAAACACCTCTACGGCATCACCACAAACGAGCCGACTTGTCTCGATCCGGTTATTACCAGTGACATCGGCAGCCAGTCACTACTGGCTGACTACATGCGGACAGCAGTTCAGTATTCTGCTACCAACCCTTACGCTATGGCTTCATTCTTTGGTCGTGCACTGACCACCAACTTCGAGGGGTCAAATACCACGATCACAATGAAGTTCAAGGTAGAACCTGGTGTTGTACCTGAGCTGCTTACCGCGACCGAAGCGACTACCCTCGCCAGCAAGCGCATCAACGTCTATGCTCAATACAATAACGGTACGAGTATCATCGAAGAAGGTGTGATGAGTGGTCGCGCTTACTTTGATGAGATGCACGGTCTGGATTGGTTGGCGAACCGGATTCAGACTGACGTGTACAATGTTCTGTATCAGTCACCAAAGATCCCACAGACTGATCCAGGCATTCACGTTCTGGTTGCTACTACTGATGGTTCACTGTCGCAGGGTGTCGTTAATGGCCTGATTGCACCAGGCAGATGGAACGCACCTGGCTTTGGTCAGCTGGCGCAAGGTGACCTGCTTGCCAATGGTTGGTACACCTTTGCCGCCTCGGTGGATACACAAGACCAAGCAACAAGAGAAGCGCGCGTTGCACCACTGATCCAGGTCGCGGTAAAGTTGGCTGGTGCTGTCCACTTCTCGAACGTGCTCATAAATGTTAACCGTTAAGTAATTCTTGCTTTTAATTAGTACTCTGCTATCCTCTTGTGGGATAC